TATACCTGATGCGCCCGTAGTCTCTTCAATCGAAGTTTTCCCAATTCCAAATATCACAGAATTTGTTTCGGTCTTGTGGGAACCTGCCTATGGCGCTCTCTCTTATATATTGGAGCAATCGACAGACGGCGTTATCTGGTCACAAGTTGATAACGTCACAAGGACAAATTACACTCTGCCAGTGGTTCCTGGCACTCTCTATGTGCGAGTCGCTGCCGTTAATATCGGCATTGGTCCTTTTGTATCTTGGTCAGGCACTGTGGGAGCTGCGACTTCTCCTCCAGGCAATGTGCAAAACCTCGCTCTTGTTGATCCATTCATCGGATCATATCTTGATTTTTCTTGGAATGCAGTTGCATCAGCAACCGAATACAAAGTCAAAATTTATAGAACTTCCGATATTGCAATCCCTCAAGTCATTGCGCCACTTCGCGAAATCACAACATCCGCTCTGACTTATATTTACAACGCAGAGGATGCAAACTCTGACGGTGCTGATGATCGGGATTTCACTTTTGATGTTGTGGCATGCAATGATATTGGGAACAGCGAAACTCCCACAGCTCTAGCGGCAAGCAATCCAATCCCTCAAATTGTATCAGCGGGAGCAATCCAATTTGATGACTCAGACTCCGGCGGGGCATTTGGCACAGGATATGAAACATGGTATCTTTCATGGAGTCCGGCAATTGAAGCAGATCACAAATACTTCAGATTGTGGAAAAACAATGAATCATTCACACCTGCGCCAGCATACTTATTTTACCAAGGAACTGAGCCAGAGCTTTACATTCAAATTGATAAAAACAGCAGAGGAAACACGCCTTCAGTGTATTGGCACGTTGCTGAAATTGACGTTTGGACAGATGAGATTCTGACCACAACCGAATACTTCATCGAAGGAACCCAAACTGATCTCATTGACGATGCTTCCAACGATTTGACCAACTCAGGAAACAAACTTATCTATTAAATACCATGCCATTAACGACAGGAAAATTCATCATTCCTGATGGAGCGCCATCAGGAGGAGAGCAACCGACAGCCTCATCGACTTACGGGACAGCAGACCTTGCAAGAGTTGTTTCAGGAGTCGGCTGGGCGAATTACGCCGACAGTGTTTACACTTCGGGATCGCCTCTTCAGCTCGATTCTGGAAATTCTTATACTGCTCAGATTACAATTGATGGTCTGGCAACAGGCTCCACCACTGCGCAATGGCCAACAGGAGTTACAGAAGTCTGGAACACAAGCACAAACAAACTTGTTGGAATTAACGAAGGGGACATGTTTGATTATCGTCTTTCATTTCTTGCAAAAGACGGGGCAAGCTCAGCTCTGATCGATATCACAATCAACATCGGGGGCACTATTGGCGACATCTCCAGACGCTCGGTCGGAGTTTCAAAAGGTGCGAGCGTTGAAACAGCAGTTGAAGTTTCATCTGAATTCTTCACAGGATCAACATTCTTGGCCAACGGTGGAACGATAAATGTTTCAACAGCTAATTCATCCACAGACATGGATATCTGGGATATCAAATTCCTTGTTTATCGCAAATATGTGGGGCTTTAGATTTGGAAATTGAACATTCTGATGCAGTCAACCCTTCGGGCGACTGATCGGGGTGTTCTACCGGGAAAAATTCTTGTGTTGAAACTTCCAGTTCAATTTTTCATCCTCATGCGGAAGCCCGCAGATGTTGCAACAGTTGATATTTACCCATCCAGTTGAATCTTCTCCGCACTCGCATTTACACGGAATCTGGCTGATTATTTCTTCTGCCAGGCTGATCCCCTTCGGTTCAGATTCCAGAGGTTCCCCGTCATCATCATAAAAACAATCTCTTTCGTCCCAGCATATCGCGCACACCCAATTCTTTTCGCGGTCTGACCACCAGAGATCTCCAGATGGCCATGAGTAGTCATCCGAGCAATTCATACACGGATAAGATGGAGCCGGGATAGGTAAAACAAGTCGCGGCACATCAAGGGCTACATCTTCAGTTTTCGGCGAGTCTTTCGCTTCGATTTTGTCTTTTGTTTTCATACGTTCGCTTCAATACAGGGACGGTTGTTGGCGGCATGACCTACATCGTCATTCGCTTTCCCCGCTTCAAACTCATATACTCGGTGGTCGTATTTCCCGCCCCTAAAGTATCGGTGGTCACGGGCAGCGGCTTCTGCGTCCTCACGGGTAGGGAATACTCCAATCGGGAATGTGTTGATGTGACCTCCGTAGCGAAACGCGAGAACGACAAAACAAAGCGAACAAGTCGCTGGAGAGCAATCGCCCTCATGTTCTGGTGTTTCGATGGTCATTTCTGGTTCGTTCACTTCTCGGTTTCGTTGGTGGTTTCTTGTCGGGGCGATGCCTCAGCTCATGCGTTCGCTTTAATGATTTTCTGGCATCGAGTACATTCTGGCATTTCTTCGGTTGCAAGAGAACTATCCAGGCATAATGAAAAAGTTTTAACTCCGCAAAGCGCCTTTGATTGCAAGTCACACGGTTCTTTTACCGCATGATCGAGATGAGCCGATAAGCCCCTAATTTCCATTCGTTCAGCCGCCGCCGCTCCCATTGGATATGTTTTCCATTTCATAGTAGTTAATTCAGTTTTTGTTGTTTTCGTTACGTTCACTTGGTGGTCTTGGTTGGTCATACGTTCAAAATATCCTCATTTTGTTTCCCGTCAACACCTATTTTCATTTATTCGTAAGTTTTTTCTAGCGGGCAGGGAAAGCAGAACACGGCGTTGCTGCCAACCCTTTCAGGGTGGGAGAACTAGGCGTTCGCCTGAAAACTAAGAGGTGATATTAGTGGTTCCCATACGCTCTTTGTCCCTGCGTGGTAAGTTACCCCGGCATCGTCTAGCCCAATCAGCATACCCTGCCAGAGAGCATCATTCGGCGCGATCAGGATTTGGATAATCTTAGGAGAACAAGACGATGCAGGAGAACCCTTTCGGGAGTTATCGCGGCCCATTACCGCGCTTTTCAGTTCGGTAGGGGGATTGGTTTCAATTTTTTTTGTTCATTGTCTTAAATTGCTCCGATGTCTTTTAGAATCTCACTCGATTCCATCTCATATCTATCAAAGTCGAGATCTATAGGAAAGGAATCAGGCATTTCCATGCAAGGTCTTGCATCATCGGATTTTGGAACCTTGTTTCCACTCTTGGCGTAAATGATAATTCCACCTGCGTTCTTCGAATAATACCAACGAATCGCTTTGCCCAAAAAGATTCCATCTTTTACAGCGCCACCTTTAACAGCTCGCACTGTGAGGAATTTCGCAAGATCTCTGCAAGCGTTGATTGTGTCAGATATCGGAATTCCTTTTGTGAGATATTCGGTCACAGCTTCAACGCAAATTGAATTTGTAGGGTTCTTGTGGAATCGGAAAATTGCGGCGTAAGGATCGTTCCAGGGGTTCGAATACGCTCCTTTGGTTTTGGTCTTGCCGTTGGGTTTCACTGCAATGTAGTTGTTCACGTCGCGACTATACAAAGCAGAATATTCAGTTTCTTCAGTTTCAAAACTTGTATCTTCTTCCCATTGGGCGACCACTTGATCAATCACATCTTGCATGATGCGAGGATGCTTGAAGACGATCCCATCGGTGTTTGCGCTCACTACTTCAACGCCTGCAAGCTCAAGACGTTCAATGAGCATCAAGAGCGCCAATTGACCCGTCACAGTTACTTGAATCATCAGATCGGGAGCATAGAGAAAAGACCACTTTGACCCCAGCTTTCCAAAGCTTCCGTTGATTTCAATTTTTTTTGAATCTGCAAGAACGGAACATTGATGCCTCTCTTTCTCAAGATCTTTTATTTTCTGTTCTATTTCAGCTTTGTTCATTTTGAAAAGCTTTTTCAAAGATTCAATCTCAACGGATATTTCTTGCGCTCTCCTTTTCGCAGCTAAACGTGTCTTCACAAGTGTTTCGTAAACCTGCAAGAAATGCGTTCCAAGGTGCTTGGGGTAAAGTTGCTGATTCAAAATTACCATGGGGTAATATGAAGCAACGTCACGATCTGCCAGTTTGAAATCTGGCGTGACTTTGTGGCTAGTGACTTCTTCAGTCGAGTGCAGACCGCCAATCCCTACTTTGTACGACATCTTTCCTACTTTGACATGCAAAGGTTTATCGCCATCTCTCAAAGTTGCGGGGGTGATGACGGAACCTTTTTCAGATATCACAAAATCACCACAAAGAACCTTTTGCAATAGATCTTTCAAAACAGGCATTTCAAATTTTACAAAGCTGGGCGCTGTATATCTAAAAGAAGTTCCTTCTGGAATCGAAGGTCTTTTCGGTTCGACCCCTGTAAGATTCTTAATCTCGTTTTTGATAACTGCTTCGGCTATTTGCGCATCTGATTTTGATCTGAGATCAATGCCATATTTTGCCGACATCGAAACTCTGATTGCAATTTGATCTTTCAGATTAGCATTGAGAAATGCTGTTGTGGTAAGATCGTTGATGCAATAAAATCGCATGATTGAAATCTGATCTGGCGAAAGATCTATTTCTGGAGGAAAAGGAAGGTCTTGCATTTTTGGAACGTGCAAGCGCCCCCCATAAATTTTCAATGAGCCTGCGAGTGGCGCAACTTGTATAAGATCAATATGGTCTATTTTCAACAGCTCGCATTTGAGAGATTTTAAAACCTGATTAGGTTTGATCTCTTGCTGAATAATCATGTCACAAGCATGTTTCAATTCCCGACAACCTCTTTTTTTCACGGCAAGAGATAAGATGGGAAGATCGAAGTTGATGCCGTTAAAAGTGATAATTTTGAAGTTCCCAAGAATCCAATTGAGTTTTTGCAAATCGCTCTCACTCATCGGCGCTTCACCGATCATTTCCACAAATGCACTCTTGCCAGTTTCCATCGACATGAAAGCACAGAGAAAATAATTCCCATAAATTTCGATATCACAGACAAGCTCTTCTTTGTTAGCTGCTGCTTTTAATATCTCATCGTCGGACATCAAAGGCACGTTAAACGCTTTCGCTGCCTCAAGTCCTGGCAGGTAGTCAGAAGCGAGCCATACGGGATCAGGTGGTTTTGTTTTCCCGTTTTTTGAAATATCGGGCATCTCCCAAAAGAGGCCTTGCTTCATTTGCAATTCAAAAAATTTGATTATGTTTTTCATCGTAAAAAATCCCGCTTGATTCGGTTGGGTTCTCTTCTCAAGCTGCCAGGCCTGAGTCAACTTTCACAAGCGGGAAAAAGTTATTTCTTTTTTGTCTTAAGTCTTTCGACAGTTTTGGCAGATGGTTTAAAGGTTCCCCTTTTCGGATATCTATTTGAAGAGTGGCCTATAATGCCGTGAAATTTCCTCCATAAAAACCATTGATAAGAAACGCTCTCATGGTTGAAATCTCTTTTCTCTTTCGCAACTGCTGCCCTGAATTCAAATCTCGCAGGATTCCTGCGCAGACGTTTCTTGAGCTTGTCAGCGACGAGCCATAGCTCGCCAGAGATAGATTTTTCAGCAGGATGCAAAACACCATTCTTAAGCTTTCGTTCTTTTTCCTTTTTCATGTCAGGTGATTTCTTTCATATATGTTGCCATAGGTCAAATTAAAAAGGCTCGTTGGTCGTGAATGAATCACATCCTTCAACGATGGTGCGAGCTGGAGGCCTTTTGTTTGCAAGGTCGCAAAGCTCTTTTCCTTCGTCAAAATTGGCGCAGGAAAGGCAAGATCTGTTCAAGCCCATCTTCTCAATCGCCAAAGATAAAGTTGTTTGGAATACGTTCTCAAGGCTTTCTAGTTGTTCTTCTGTAAGTGTTTTTTTCATTTTGTTTGTTTTTGGATATTTCTCTTCTTTGTATCTGATAAGCTTCTTTGTGTCGCGCTTCCATTTTTTAGAACCCACAAGATAAATGTATCGGTGTTTTCTGGGTCTCGGTTTCAGATAGAAGTCATCTCCATATTTCTCACGAACGGCGGCAGCACGGTTTGGGACTCCTCGGAACTCATCCGCGATTGTGATACCGTGGAGGTGTTCTTTCCCTTTGATAGCCCAATCAGTCCGTTTAGCGGATAGGCCAAGGTAGAGAAAATTTGCCGCTTGGTAGAATGTGCCGGTGTGCCCCTTGGATTTATCCGCGAAGCTCAGAATAATTCTTTCTGGTGGGAGAAGTTTCAGACTTTTGGAGATGAGGAAACTTGCTTCATTTTTGAGGTTTGCCCCAAGGCAAAGCCTGTTGAGTTCCAAGACGTGTTTTGCCATCTCTGGCCCTGCAAGTCCAGTGCGTGCCGGAGGGCTTGCAGGAGACCCATAGGTGATGCACCCAACAAGGTCTTCACAATGGAAGAGTCCATAAGCGTAGCTGATACTGGGCCATCGCTTCGCGTAGTGGATGTGGAGGATGAATCGCTCACAATCTGCCCGGGTAATCTGTCGGACTGTGTAATCTTTTTTCATTCTTTAAATTCTCTGTGTAAAATTTCTGGGTGTTTCCGATTGATCCAAACCTTTATTCTTTTTACTTCTTTCAGTTTCGGAGAATAGGCGCAGGCTTCATCAACTGTCTCAGGCAAAGGCGTTTCATCCTCGCAAGAATCATTCCACCATCTTCTAGCGAAAGGTTTGCACTTGTCTTGCTCAAGCCGAATGTGTTCGGAAAATGATCGTAAGCCGCAATTATATGCCACTCTAAGATTGGAAGCTTTTAATCCTCTGAGAGTTGGCCTTCTATTCCAAGGAGTGAATTTTGAATAGGTTGTATTTTCAACATCAAACCATTCTGTCACAGGTTGATCCTCTGTTTCAGATGCTCCCAGCTTGGCGATCAAAGCATCGCTGCCAGCTTGTGAGCCAAACTTCACAGAGATCTCAAAAGCCTTACCGCAAGCGACACAAACTCTAGCAGAGCAATAGTTAAAAGTTCCGCATTCGCAAAGTTTTGCAGGCATCTCACCTGGTGGTCCTTTCCCTCTTTTTTTCGGCTTCTGCGGGTCATTAATTGGCCCAAGTCGTTTTGTGTTGCCTGCGAAATCGAGAACTAAGCAATTCTTTTTTGGACTGGCAGCAATCGCGCTTAGTCTTCCTTCTTTTGTTGATAGATCGAATCCTTGAGCGTAATCGGTGCGGGTTCCTCTTCCTAAGATTTGAACCCATAAACCAGGCGATTGAGTTGGCCTTAGAACTCCTATCAAATCAAGGCCAGGATGATCGAAACCTGTTGTGAAAACTCCGTTGTTTACAAGTGCGCGAATATCGCCTGCTTTGAAAGCTGCCGTTGCTTCATCCCTAACAGCATCGCCGCTCTTTGAATGAACTGCCACAGCATCAATTCCGCTTTCATTCAACATTTCTGCAATGTGTTCGGTATGCTCAATACCTGCCGCAAAGATCAACCAACTGTTTCTATCTCTCCCAGATTTGATCATTTCTTCAACTGCTGCACGGGTGATTGATTCCTTATCGACAGCTTCAACAAGTTGCTTTTTATTAAAATCGCCTGCCGTCAATTTGACTTTTGAGGTATCAATTTGGGTTTCAGTTGCGCGAGGGATAAGTGGACATAGATATCCCTCATCAAAAAACTCATTGAATCTTTCGAGGCTTGTTTGCTCACAACAGATGTCTGTGAAAATCCCGTCCTCTTCAATAATCATACCTTGGCCTAGTCGATAAGGGGTTGCTGTTAGACCTGCGACTTTCAAAGAAGGATTCACTTCTGTGAGTCTTGCAATTGTCTTTCGATATTGCGTTTGCTGTTTCGGGCTGACTGTGTGGCATTCATCAATAAGAATGAGATCGACATGACCAAAATTTTGCTCGTTATTGCAGACTGAACCGATACCGCCGAAGATGATATTTTTCCCAATGTCTTTACGTTTCAACCCTGCCGAATAGATCCCTGCTGGCGCTTGTGGCCACATTGCCAGGAGTTTTTCATAATTCTGCTGAATCAATTCCTTCACATGAGTAAGCACAAGAATTCTTGTGAATGGGAACTGCTTCAAGGCCTTACAGCAGAAGCCAGCGATCACAATACTTTTCCCGGTGCCTGTGGGCTGACAGATGACAGGGTTTCCCGTATGCTCTGCCCAGTAGGAAAAAAGAGAATCAATTGCTTCGATCTGATAGTCTCTTGGGGTCATTCGTTGATTCTATCAGATGCGAGTTTGAAATAGGTTTCATCTCTTTCGATACCTATGAATTTTCTTGAGAGATTCTTACAAGCAACGCCAGTAGTCCCAGATCCCATTGTGAAATCTAAGACTATCTCACCTTCGTTGGTGTAGGTCTTGATTAGATACTCCATTAGGGCGACTGGCTTTTGTGTTGGGTGATATTCAGCCTTCATATCAACACCAATGTTAATCACTGATCTTGGGTATCCAGAATGAGTCTGTATCGCGTCCTTTACCGCAAGCCCATAAACATCCCCGCTACTTCCGAGCCCCTTTTTTCCCCTGCCGCCTTTTGAGATTGTAGGCTGTTTTTTCTTAACAAGCCCCTGCGGGTAATATGTTGCTGGTATTTCGCAAAACACAACAATATCTTCATGCGCGACCATTGGCCTCTTCTTTGCGTTTAAGTGTCCCGTGGCCTTGTTTTTCTCCCAAACCCAGCAATACCTAAACTGCTTCACATTTGACATAACAAGAGCTGAAGTAAACGGCTGAGAAGCAGTCATAACAATAGCCCCGTTAGGCTTTATCACCCGCTTAAGCTGCTCCCACATAGGCTCGAAAGGAATCACACTATCCCACTTGCAAGCAGTCGTTCCATAGGGTGGATCAGTCAAAACCATATCAACCAATCCATCAGGAATCTCTTTCATCTTTTCAATGCAATCACCTTGCATCAGCCATGGTTCAAATTTTTCTTTATTGTTCATTCGTTAAATCCTTTCTTCATCTCATAACTTGCACAGCCTTTTAACTGCTCTTCTTTTGCCAATTGATAATTGTATTTTTCACACAACCAGATCCCGCCATCAATCGGTTTTGAGTGTTCGCAAGTTCGACAGTTCTTGTCTGGGATTGCTTCAAAGTGGCAAACGTCTCGATAGGCACACCATTTGGGGCCACATTTCATTCGTGAAGGTCGAATTGAAATTCTTTGTGGAGGCAACTTTGAATCGATAATTTCAATTGATGTTTCAATTTGCTTATCAAATTCCCTTTCGTCAAATTGCACTATCTCAGCATAGAGAGCATCTGTGTTTTTATTCACAACCATATAAAGCCCGTATTTCAAACCAAGCTTACCCATGTAAACTTGCATCTGTGCATAGTGCTTGGGTTCCTCGCTGACCATCCCATTCTCTAAAAGTCCTTTCCAGTATTTATATGATTTCGTTTTGAACTCACCTAAGAATTTCTCACCTGGCGGGAGTTCGGGAAGTCCCACTCCGATGCCGTCGCAGCTTCCACCAAAGTGGCCTTTGTGACCTGAGATTTTCCATTGCTTCCCTGTCGCTGGGTCAGTGTCCCAATACTCGCAACCGATCATTTTGAGATATTCCACAAATCGAGGTTCCTCATAATGTCCACGGGAGAAAAGGCGCAGCATGCGTGAACAAAATGATTGTTTCTTTGCCCAGCGCCATTGGTACCAAGTTTTTCTTTTACATTCTTCACCGATGCCAGACGCGCCGAGATGCCCACGATGTTCGGTATCAGTTTGATCCTGGATTGCTTCGTCGATAGCTTGAAGTGTTTTTATGGCAATCATTCTTTCCAGAGGTTCAAAGTTTTAAGGAATGCCTCGGCGCGTCGGGCGGCGGTTGCGTCTAACTCGTAGTTTAGTAGTTCCACGTAATTGTGCATCCTGTCACCGATGATGGTGTCCGTGTCAGTTGGATAAATCACTTTACGCAGCAGCTTCTCCGCTTCGTGCATGGCGTTGAGGTCGTTGAGGTAGTCGGGGATGTCGTTTATCCATTTCAATAACCCATTAGGGTGCATGAACCAAATTTCAGGCTTGGTCCAAGTAGCGACATGCTTTTTGACTTCCTTGTGTTCTGGTCCTTTCCAACCACAAGCGTCAGCAATCGCAATTCGTTGTTCTTTAGGATTCATAAACAAATTCTTTCAGTAGCCTCTCTGCCTGCTGGCGTGAGATTTAAAAACATCTCAAATCTTTTGTGGCTGTAAATTTTGTCTGATGATATCAAACCCAACATTGCCAACCTGTCGCAGATTGTGGAAATCGATTGCTTTTTAATACCTGTGCATCTCAAAAGCTCTTTATTCCTCAAGCCTCCCTTCGCAGCGATCCATGAGAGAACTGTCATTTGAGAAAGAGTTGATATGCCTGCGATCTCAGCTCTTTTGAGCGTTTCAATGATTAGCAAGGCATCTTTCTTTTTCTGATCGCTCATCTCTAGAGTGCAGTGAAGCATTGGATCGTCTGAGGGGCTGATTGATTGCGCCACATAAGCCTGTCTGACTCAACGCCAAGGAGCGCAGCAACTTCGCAGCGAAGATTTTCATTTTCGGCCAAAGCGTGCGTGATGGCAAGAGCAGCGCGACGGCGTTGCTCTTGCTCAGTTTCGCCTTCGATTGTTGGTATGTGGATTGTGTTCATGTTTTCCATAATTTTAAGTGGTTACGCCCAGAAAGCCCGTCCTCTTTTCAAAGGACAGGCTTGTTTTATCAACTGTTTAGCAGTAGCGATAAAAACTTATGGATTGACCCAAGGTGGTTTGGCTCCTGTCGTCTCTGCTGGAACAACAGGGACTTCTGGAGCAGGTGGCGCAGGTGGAACAACAGGGACTTCTGGAGCGGCAGGAGCAACAGGAACCGCAGGAACCGCAGGATAACGAGCCACAAGATCAGCCTCTAAAATAACATCCGAACCTTTGTAAAAATAACCAGGTGATTGCGGGTGAGCCAGCCATCCATCAGCAATTGCTGAGTCGATAGGGCTAGCCGTAACAACAGGAGGAGCCACAGGAGCCGCCACAGGAGTCGCAGGAGCGGCTACCACAGGAGCAGGAGCGGCAAATGCAGGAGGAACCACTGCAACCCCAGCGCCTTTAATCGCCTTGTAACCTTTGCCCTCATTTTGAGGATCGGGATATGCTTTTGATGTTTTCCCAGTCCCAACGAGAACCTGCAAATTTTTGCCGACAAACTGCTCAACTCCTGCATTTGCGAATGACATTACGCCAGTCGCGTGGCAGATCGCCGATAAATCCTTCTGCGCATATTCCTGCGCCTGAGCGTTGGAATTTTTGACGTTCAGGCCGGAATAAAATTGTCGGTTCGTGAACTGCTCGCCGATGATTTTAAAACGGAAGGACAGGCGCTCGTTGTCGCCTGGTCCTTTTGTCGGCTTGAGGTTTACTTCCACAATTTCGCAATCATACCACCCGTTCGGGATTAGGTCCATGACTGTCGGAGTGATCTCCGCAGGATTAAAATTTTGAAGTGAATTCATATTTTTTAGTTTTGGTTTTGGTTTTTGGTTGTCGTCTTGTTGACGTTGGAGAATTAATTCGGGTTTGAGATTTTGTCAAACAAATATGTTAAATTTGCTCGCTCGCCGTTCGGGTCGAGTGCGCCAGAACGGTCTTTCGCGTAGTTTTTAAGGTCCGGCGAAGTCCTCAAAAATCTTTGTGGTAAGCTTCCTTCTTGTTCATAAAGATCGAGTTGAAGAACTTCATCGAACAAATAAGGCAGCTCTCTGTCGAGGACTCTGCCAGGTAGTGACGGTCCGTTTTTTCGCGAATCCTCCGAGAATCCTTGTTTGGAAGAAAAATAGCAATGAATGTTCGGCAAGTCTCGAAACTTTTTACACCATGAAATGATCTCGGTTGACATGTCGCCATAGGCTGCTCGCCCATCGTTATTTGTCGCCATTGCATTTCTCAGACAAACCTCTGCAATTTCGCTGAGAGAATCCAAACATGCTGTTTTGATTTGAGTTCCAGCCTTGAGCATGTTGTAAACCTCCTCAAGATCTCTAATTGATGAAATCGGAGCCACAGGGATATCGTAACAAATGCCAGGCGTATTCGCTCCAAATACTCTTTCGATATTTTTGGGAGTCAGTGACAGAAGACCTGACTCTGCCGATATGATGAGAGGGCAGGGAGCGGTTGCGCAGAGCATTGTTTTGCCGATTCCAGCATTTGAATAAACGAGGACTTTTACGCCCGATGAAAGAGGCATTGACGCTGTGGTAGTGTATGGAATTGACATAATTTTAATTTTCAATTTGAGTGATTTCGAAACTTGGTTTTGTTGGTTCTTCAACCAGACAAGAATTGAAAATTTCTTGAATCTCTGGTTCGAGTTTTCGATATTCTCGAAGGTCGAGTTTTGCCTCCCAGTTAATAACGTCTTTTGCTTTGCCTCCACATTTCTCCAAAATTTCCTCAACGATTTCGCTTTCGACCACTCTCTTAATTCCTGTTTTCAGCATGCAAACAAAGCCTAATTTTACTTTTCTCTGTGTTCCCTCCTCTTTTGGCTCAGGGTAAAAATAGCCGATCAAGATCTTTTCGATTTGCGCTACCCGTTGCTTCGCTTCCTTGATCCACAAATCTTTTTCAGGCGATCCGAAAAGATCAGCTCGAAGAACTTCTGCATCTACCACTTGGTAAAGTAGTGTTTCATCAGCCTGATGAACCGCCCAGCCAATAGGCGGCCAGACAGCAGGGTCAGGCGCTGGCGGTTTTAAATTCTTGTTTATCTCGACCAACTCTTCGTAGAGATCTCGTACTTCAGAGATTTTGATTTTGTTTTTGTTTTTTTCGCTCATGATTTTTTTCTTGCGTTCCCAATGAGGAGATACCTATATTCCTGCACATGGACAAACACAAGCCCAAAAAAGAAAAAAAACAAATTTGTTGCAATTCCCTTTATCGACAAGCTCTAAAAGTCGCCAGAGATCATAGCCTGGAAGAGCTGTATGACGCAACAGGCCTCCCTATTTCTTATCTGAGAAAGTTCCGATCAGGCTACATAGAGTCGCCATCCGTCCACAGGGTCGAAACGATTTTGATGAGAATGACGGGAGAAGCTAAAGCCGAATCAGAGTAAAATGAAAACTTGGGAGAACATACCTGAAGAGCTGCGCACAATCCCTCACTGGGTTGCTGCGGGAGGAGACAAAAAACCAATTAATCCGAAGACGGGTAGGCTGGCCAATCCAGCAGATCCGTCAACAGGAGGAACATTTGAAGAGGCTGTTCTGATGAACATGGACCACATAGGATTTATTCTATCAAATCAAGACCCCTATGCAATTGTGGATCTCGACGACCCGTTTGATGTGAACGGGGAAACCATTGATGAGACTCATGTGATGTTTCCAAATTGCTTGAAAATTGCAGAGCGGCATAAGTCAATTATGGAGCATTTTGATACATACGCAGAGCTTTCGCAATCAAAGAAAGGCGCTCACATTGTCTGTCGAGGATCTGTCATTACAGGGAGCAGGCGTGACAGAGTGGAAGTTTATTCAGATCAACGGTACATGATTTTCACGGGTAACTTTATCGGGAAAAAGAAACCTATAAATGATTGTCAAACAATGCTCAATCGACTCTATGAAGAGATAGGAAGCTCATTTGATAATACGGGAAATCTTATTGAAATCGAACCTCTTGTTCCTAATCGGGAGATTTGGAAAACGGCGATCAATGCAAGCAACTGTGACGAGTTCATCTCTCTGTGTGAAGGCCACTGGGGAAAGCATCCATCACAATCGGAAGCTGACTTTTCTTTGATAAGCAGGCTTTGCTTTTTTACAAAGAGCAATCGACAAGTTCGGGAAATGTTCCGAGAAACCAAACTTGGCGAGCGACCGAAGGCTAAAAATGACAGATATCTAAACAGAGCAATTAAAAAGATTCGCTCAGAAGAATTGCCATTAGTTGACATTTCACAATTGAAACTTTCGAAATCGATTGCGGAAGAAAAGGAAGAACTTGCCTTGGAATCGGGGCATACATTTCCTTCGGGTCTTGTGGGAGAAATAGCACAATACATTTATGATACTTCTACCAGACCCATCCTAGAGGTCTCTTTAGCTGGCGCATTGGGTTTGTGCGCGGGTATCGTTGGAAGGGCTTTTAACATCTCAGGAACAGGCCTTAATCAATACATCATTTTGCTGGCTAAATCTGGCAGAGGAAAAGAAGGGGCTGCGACGGGTATAGACAATTTGATAGCAGCAATTCGAGTGACAGTTCCGAGAGCTGATGAGTTTATCGGGCCTGCTAGTTTCGCATCAGGCCAAGGCTTGATTAAATCTCTTGATACAAGGCCTTGCTTCGTTTCGGTCCTTGGTGAGTTCGGCCTCACATTACAACAGATCTGTGACGCCAGGGCATCCTCTGCCGATGTGATGCTAAAAAAAGTTCTCTTAGATATCTACGCAAAAAGTGGACACAGTAAACTTTTGAGGTCTACTTCATATTCTGATGTGGAGAAAAATACCAAAGTGATACAAGCGCCAAACGTAACCTTGCTTGGTGAATCGACTCCCACAAACTTCTTCAAGAAATTGGACTACAGTCATATTTCAGAAGGATTGATACCCAGATTTTCAGTCATCGAATACAAAGGCAAAAGGCCTAAAGCAAACAAAGATCCTTTTGCCCCACCTTCTGCGCAATTGATTTCTAAAATCATCCAACTGATTAACGCAGCTATTGTTGCGCAAGATGCCAGCACAGTCACAAATGTATTAGTCAGCGAAAAAGCCCTATTGATTCTCGACAGTCTCAATGATGAGGCTGATGAGATTATTAATAGCGCAAGAATTGAGGCTGAGTCGGAGCTGTGGAATAGAGCGCATTTGAAGGGTCTGAAGCTGGCAGCGCTTATTGCAGTCGGCAACAACCCTATTGCGCCGGAAATCTCAAAACAGGATGCTCAATGGGCAGTTGATTTTGTGAGGCGGGAAATCAATGGAATGATGGACAAATTTAAAACCGAGGGGGTTGGGTCTGGAGAACTCAAACAAGAATTTGAGGTCAAACGGATGTTTGAGCATTTCCAAAAATTTACCCCAAACCAAAAAGCGGAGTCCTGGCGATGTCCAACCAAGCTCCTAGAGAGCGACGTTGCGCCTTACTCTTACTTGTCTACGTATTGCCGTAAACTCCCTTGTTTTAACGAGGACAGGCGAGGCCCGACTAAAGCACTTAAAGAGACTCTGGACGAAATGCTCAAAAAAGAGGTTCTTGGTACGTTCTCTTCGGAGCAAATGCGGAGCGAATTTGGAACCAGAGCCGTTTTTTATTCCAAAGGCCCAGCATTTTAATTCCTTATTCTATAAGGGTTCCAGAGGTTTCTTTGAAAATAATCAACATATATGTTGACCACAATATAAATTCTGAGTAGGTTCTTGGTGTCGGAGGGAATTAACCACAACGACAAACTAAATCGAAAAAATGAACAACATTCAGACATCACTAGACATCGTCGGAGGAGGAACAGTGGCTCACACTGGCGCTTTCAAGACTCGCGCCGCAATGACCTCCACTCGCCAAACGAATGGCGACAACATGACCAGCTTCGAGGCGCTCGTTGCTTGGTCATACGGCTGCATGATTGAGCGTTTCGCTTCCAACATTGCACACACTGCCCTCATGGCAGAAATTGCAACCCGTCCTGATCGCCCCAACTACCGTTAACCTCACCAAGTGCCACCCGTCACATCTACGGGTAAATTCTAACTAAAAAAAGCAATGAAAAATATAACGAAAGCAAAACGAGCGGCCAGAACGCAAATCCTCAATCTGGGTAATGGCCGCTATTTCGGCGGCACAATGAGCGGGAAAAGGCCTGTGACAGTCAGTCGCGCCAATGCACTGCACATGACTCCAGAGTCAGCCCGCCAGCATCAGCACCTCCTATCAAGCTGGGGGCTGGACGCAAAGATTGAATCTCTCTCCCTTGGCAAGCCACACGTCACTTAATACGGGTAAATTCTAACTAAAAAACAAAATGAAAATCAAATCGAACAATTACAAGAAACTGAACGAAACTCTCGACTCCATCAATGGACGGGCAGACTCGCACGTTTTCACAGGGCCACAGATCGCCACTGTTGCGGAGAAGATCAGAAAACATCTCTCTCAGTGGTTCACCCTGGCCGAAATGAAAGGCATCACTGGAATGATGGAGTCATCCTCGCCAGTGGCACGGGCTTACAAATACGTCAGAGTTGGAAATGAGGCTAATTTTGTGCTAAACGCAAAAGGTGATGTTTTCATAACATCCATGGCAAAAGTTGACCTTTGGGAAAAGGACGGCGGGCGGACATTTTTCAAATTCTCCGAGTCAGAAAAAGCAATTATCGAAAACAAGGCGGTTGCGTCTGCCTCGCAAATCTAAAACAAATGAAAGACCTCCACAGGCATTTCCAGGCTGACCAGATCATTAAATGGGTCTGCGATAAATTCGACCTAAAACCGGAACAGCTCAGTGAGCCATTTAGAAAAGATCGAGTCGCCTACCCGCGCATGATTGCAATGTATTTGCTCAAGCAACGCACGACACTATCGCTCACCGACATCGGGCGCATGTTTAACCGATCAGGAGCTGGCACGGCGTACAAGGCTTGCAAGGCCATTGAGAATCCGAAGGGAAATAAAAAACTCATTGCCGCTATGAAAAAAGCAATTTTATCATGAACCAAAATACCAACCACAAACAACCAATGAACCCAAACCAAATCGAAAAAATGAAAAATGTTGAATTAGGGGACACCATTGCAGTGTGGTTCTCGTGTGGGGCTGCGAGCGCAGTGGCAGCGAAAAAGACCATTGAGCTTTATGGGGACATTGCAGACATACGCATTATGAACAACCCAATCAAAGAGGAGCATCCCGACAACCAAAGATTCCTTCGGGATGTAGAGAAATGGTTGGAAGTGTATATTGAACCAGTGGTCAACAATAAATACCCATCACAGTCATGCGTCGATGTTTGGGAAAAGCGGAAATTCATGTCTGGGGTCGCTGGCGCACCATGTACACTGGAGCTGAAGAAGAAAGCACGGCAGGAATGGGAGAAAAATAATAGGCATGATTTCCTCGTCCTTGGTTTCACTGCGGAAGAGAAAAAGCGAAGTGACCAATTTAAGAAATTTGAACGAGAGAACTTGCTGCCAGTCCTTATTGATGCAGGAACCACTAAGGCAGATTGCTTTGACATCATACAGCAAGCCGGTCTGAAGCTCCCCGAAATTTACACCCAACACCACTACCCAAACGCCAATTGCATAGGCTGTGTCAAAGCCACAAGTCCAACATATTGGAACCATGTGCGGAACACATTCCCTGAAATATTCCAAGAGCGTGCGGAGCAGTCACGTAGGATTGGGGCTAGGTTAACACGGGTGAAGGGTCAACGGATATTCTTAGATGAACTTGACCCAAACGCTAAAGGGAACCCCATGAAGGTGGAGAGTTTTGAGTGCGGGATCTTCTGCGGAACTAGCCCCAGCGTCAACCCGTCCTGATCGCCCCAACTACCGTTAACCTCACCAAGTGCCACCCGTCGCTTAATACGGGCACCAAATCCATGAAAAATAAAAAAACACCAAAGCCAGGGGCAACATACAACCCACAAGACTACGCAAAGCACCAGCACATTGACAGCTATCGAGACGAGCTTGATAAGTGGGAGCGTCGAGAGCGAGAGCGCAGCGACATGATAAAAATCGTCCTTGTGATGGCAATGTCGTGGTTCGTGGTCTTGGGAACATGCGCGATCTATCTGACATTTTTCCGTTGACCCAGATCCAGAAAAACAATATCCCTCTGTGGACATAAGTTCATAGGTGGTTTTTGTTTTTCCACATAGTCAGAAGAAAGCCTCTCTTTGATTTTCAAGGAGAGGCTTTTTTGTGTCCTGATCAAACTGGAGTTTTAAAAGGGAGTGATCAAACCGGAGTTAACCGGAGTTGTCAGTGCTTCTTCGACTGACCAGCCTCTTTTCAGTCTTCTGCTCAATGCCTGAGGACTTATCCCGAAGATTTCACTCCAATGTGAAATTGGAAGTGTTTCGTCGTGAAATGTAACGGTCTGGCATCCTCCACGGATCTTCTTCTTTCGCGGCATTTGCGTCAGTGTCTTCTCAACTGACCAACCGTTATTGAGGCGACTATTCAAGGCCTGCGGACTCAAACCAACTCGGGGGGACCATTCCAAAAGAGAGAGATTTTCTCCGTTGTGTTCTAACATGATCTTTCCGAATTTCTCTCTATCAATATCAAGCTGTGTCATCCATTGGCAGTTGCGCGGACTCCAATGCCCATTGGGATCAATTCTGTGGACTTTATGCTCTCGGCTTGGCCTTGGCCCCATGTCCACCACAAAGGCAGCAAAAGAGATGCGCCAGCGGTCGCACATCTTAAACCATTTTCCACATGATGAAGGAAAGCCCTTGCGCTCTTCGTCTGCACAGATGCTTTTAATTTCTTTCCACATTGAAAGCATAGGATGCCTACGACGAACATAGCCATCGATTACATTTCTGTTTGGGATGAATTTCAAGTCATCTTCCTCAGCAAGCCTCTGCCCTACGCAATGACAAGGGTTTCTATCCCTCTCAGCGTAAAACCTTGGGAGATCGTCAAGGAGCCATATTCGTTTGATTTCGACGGTTCTGCCGCAATCACATTCGCATACAGTCCAACATTCGTCGTTGACATGATACTCGCCAACCGATACCAACGAGCCGTAGCGCGTCCCTTCATCCTCTGTTTTCATCATCTCTTTCATGATGGAGGCACGTTAAAGGGATGCGCTTTTTTTGTCCACAAAAAAAAACAGCTCCACAGATCCACAGTCGCCAGGCAGCCATTTTGCCAAAGGTTCGATTTAACTAGCGTTTTTCAGTTCAATAGTTTTTCAGTTCAACTGGATTTTCTTGTTCAATAGATTTTAATTCATTTAATTCTTATTGAATTAAATGTCGAGTTAGCTGCTCATTAATAGAGAGTGCTGGTTTAAAAGTTTATTTCGGTTTATTGCCCTGTGCCTAGAGCCATATAGGCTAGCGCTCTATTCAATTGATTTTCCACAACGCTCTGGTTTACGGCTGTATCCTATATGGCTCTAGGGATACAGCCAAAAAAACCTCAAAATAAATTTTGACCCCCATCTCTACCTAAAGAGGCAAATCTAATTGAATAGATTTTCTTATTCAATAAGCCTCGCGCGCATGAGGCATAAGGATTTTTTTTCTCTATATGGGTTTATTTTACCTTATGTTAGAGAGAATACTTGTTTTTTTGTTGTAGGTATCTCATCTAATTTTTAACCAATTCAAGTTAAAAATTGGTTTAAAAAGTTCAAAAGGAGCTGGAATCCTTGTAGGTATCTCATCCGCATTTAATATTTATTTTTCAATCCGCTCAACTCTGAACAGTCTTTTTCTGTTAGATTGTTATCTTGAACACCATTCTTAAATAAAGGATTTTGAGAGTTGACCGGAATCGTAATTTGTGGCCCAATCTCGCTCGACATGAAAAACAGAAAAAAAATTCCTTCAGATCGAACTTTACTCATTCTCTTGGCTCTGTCGAGTTGGCTATCACTGGCACTTTTTGCCCTTTCATTGTGAGACTGTGGCTCACAGAATTGCCGTTTAAACGCACTAGGATTCGATCTGAGAGCGTTTTAATCAAAAGAGCTATCCTGTGATGATTTGAGAAGAAACCCCTCTCAGATCGCAAATATGGAGCTTTTCGATATTGCCGGATTTGTGGCACAAAATCACTGCCAGGAAAATAAATTGAGAAATATGAAAAAGGAAGTTGACGGGAATCACAGAATAGAGGAAGCTTCGCACATGAGACACCAAGTGAGAGAAGCTGACATCGACGAATCATGCGCTTGCTGCGGAAGAACACACCGCAAGCTTTACCTTACCAAATACGGCTGGGTTGGTAAAACTTGCGCGGAACACATCAAACTCTATGAGCAGGACAGCAACCCTAAAGGGTCAATGTGGTTCGGATGGGAAAAGCAATTCAACAAGGTTGAGTTAATGATGAAGGGGAAAAACGCAAACCTTGTTGCTGTGTAATGAGTGAATCTTCCAACGAATGGAAATCGCGGATGACTAATCGAGGAGGAAAACGAAAGGGCGCGGGACGGAAACCGGAGGACGATCCCCGTATTCCGCTCCCGTTCCGACTCAAGACAAGCGCAATCGAAAAGGCGAAGCGACTGGGGAGAGATCGAATCGAAGCGATGATCGTACGAGCCAATGAATCTTAGTATAGGGACGTAATGAGAACGAAAACAAAATACGAATGGGATAGGGAAGCAATCCAAAGGCATGATTGCGGGGAGGTCGATATCATTGAGCATTTTCATGCCGACAAACTAAAAGACGTTTGGAGTCATGAGGATGCGCTTGCAATCGAAGACGCGAACGACTCGCGGCTCGTCTTGATTCGTGACGTATTCGCAGTCGATGGGGATTTGCTAGATCGTCAGTGGGCTTACCTCGGAGACGGTGAAACAGAGCAGGGAAAGCTGCCGGAAGAATTCGACGGCGGCGCAAGAGTGCCAAAGAGATTTCACCTTGAATTAGCCAAGCCATGAACAAGAAAGAAAACCGAGGAGGAAAGAGCGAGGGCGCTGGCCGTCCAAAGGGAAGCAGATCTAAACCGGAAACCAGAGGGTTCAATCCCCTGCTCTAAAAATAAAAGTGAGAAATATGAAAAGGGTGTTGACGTTAATCACAGAATAGAGGAAGCTACGCACATGACTGAGAGCGAACAAAAAACCGAAACAATCCAATTCAAAGGATTTGAAATCACAAGCCAATTTGAAAAGCAGTGGGGCCACTGGTCAGCGACAACGAATTACCGCTGGATTTGCGTAAGCTATTCAGACAAAAGCAGAAAAGCAGCAATCCAGAACATGAAGCGAAAAATTACCAACAAGATGAAAGAACAAGCATGAACAAAAAAGAAAACCGAGGAGGAAAACGAAAGGGCGCTGGAAGGCCTAAAGGTTCCGGCAAAGGTCGGACTGTCAAGACCAGCTCGATCAATCTCAGGCCTGATTTGTGGGCCAAACTTGATGAGTTACGGAGAAATCAATCAAGGTCAAAGTTCATCTCTGAGATGATCGAGAATCTCGAATCTTGACTTTTCCGATCTGTTTTATTAGCAAAACTTTGATGAGCAACGAGGAACTCAACCACGTCACTCAAAAGGAGTGGGATGACATGAAAGAAGAAGTCAGTCGCATTGCAGGCCGGACTTCCCGCTGGGCAGGTGGCTTATCTGTCCTCTCATTCTTCATCCTGGCAGCTCTCGGGGTCGGCGTCTCGCTCCTGAGCGACATCGCGCAGACGGTTGATTCAAATCAGATCAAACTTGCCGCTCCACGCTATACAAAAGAAGACGACAACGCCATCAGGGAAGAGGACTGGGCACGTTATGGTCGAGAGCAGGCAGTCCGCGACGAGATGTTCCAACGCGAACTAGACCGCCGTCAAATATGGATTCATGAGCAAGATCAATTTAGAATCCAGATGGTCGAATTTGCAGCAGAAACGCGCGGCGCAATGAAAGAGATGAGAGGGTTGATCGACGAACTAAAAAAGAACTAAAATGGAAATCACAATTGAGGAAATTAAAGAATATTGCGCGGATCTATACGAAACTCCAAAATGGGATATCGAGATTTTCGAACATCCCGACGATCTGCCGCCTGTTGCAACTGCCGCCTGGCAGGTTGATCCATATAACGATGACGTTGGATTTATTGAGCTTTTACACACGCCATCAGGTTTAAGACCGTCGTTGACCGTCAACGGCGAGACAGCGGCTTTAATGCACCTAGCTGATCATTGACATGGTAAACCAAATTCAACCGAAAGATTTGTGTAAAAGTGGAACGGAGTTTTCTGAACAACGAGCTTTAATTTGCTGGGCCGGACTACCTGAAGTTCAGGAAGTTTATCCTGATGCCAGGAAGATTTTCGCGATCAATAATAATGCCGGAATGGGCGATAAGAAAAAAGGCGCTACGCGCGGAATGATGGCGAAACAGGCTGGCGTTAAGGCTGGCGTTTGCGATTTGTTTCTCCCAGTGGCTCGCCATGGCGTTTATGGGCTTTTTATTGAGATGAAACAAACAAAGCTCAAGCCGAAGACTGAGAGGTCAAAGGGAGGAGTCTCTCAAGTGCAGTCTGAATTCATCGAGCAAGTTCGAGCTGATGGCTACGGTGTTGTGGTTTGTTACGGATGGCTGGAAGCTTCAAAAATTCTCAGTGAGTATTTAACTCCCTGAGCAATCAACAATAATCAAAATTCTTGCGCCTGTATCATTTCATTGATAGAGGTTTTTTATGCCAACGGCAAAACGGCAGACAGGGACCACTGTAACAAAGAAGAAAGTAGCTAAGAAAGCTGTTCGTAAACGTGTACGCAATGATAAAGCAATTGCCGTAAAATCTGCGATGAAGAAAGCAGCTCGAAAGAAAGCTGCGAAGAAGAAGAAGCCTACTGTGAAAGATGAAGGCCGCGCAAGACAAGATAGATTTCTTGCGATGGCAAAGTCTGATGACCCAGGTATCACTTCGGAAGATCTGGCTTTTAAATATGACATTGCCGAAGAAGACGTTTTTAAAATGCGTCAGTTTGTGTTCGAGTATATCAAAGATTTCGATGTAACGATGGCGGCGGTTCGTATGGGATACGATCTTGCAACTGCCAAAGGTATCGGCAAAACTTTATTTAATAGATCATACACGCAACTTCGACTTTCTGAAGTTGTCGAAAAGATGGAAGGCGATTCGATTGTGAGCGGCAATCAAATCAAAGCGCGGTTATGGAAAGAAAGTAATCTCGGAAAATGTTCAGAGAATTCCAGTGTCAGAGTTTCAGCTTTGAAGGAACTGGCAAGAATCTATCAGCTTGGGGCTGTGGCCACTCAAGCGATAGAAATTAAATTGCCTAACATTATGATTGTCCCTGATTTCGGAGGCATTGAATCATGGGAAGAAAAGGCCAAGGCTTCTCAGGCAGCTCTTAAGGAAGGTTCAATTGATATATGAGTTTCCTAGAATCGGATGATTCAAATTTGACATGGCAACCTTTGCCGGACTTCAACGGAAAATCATCATCACAAGCTCTCGCAATCTCTTGTGATTGCAATGTGATACTTTACGAAGGCTCCAGAGGACCAGGCAAAACGGATTGTCAATTGATGGCTTTCCGTTCAATGGTTGGCAAAGGTTATGGGAGGTTCTGGCGAGGTATCATTTTCGACAGGCAGTATTCAAACCTCGATGACATAGTATCAAAAGCTGAAAGATGGTTCAATGAGTTTGAGGATGGTGCAAGATTCCTGAGATCAAAAGGGGAATATAAGTGGGTCTGGCCAACAGGCGAAGAGTTGCTATTTCGTGCTTATGATAAACCCAATGATTATTGGAAGTATCACGGCCAGGAGTTTTGCTTTATTGGATGGAACGAGGTAACGAAGTTTGCAACTAGCAAACCCATCGATATGATGACTTCCTGCAATAGATCAAGTTTCATTCCTGAAGTTCACACGCCGAAGAAACAAGATGGAAGTTACGACACTCCCAACGGTTTGCCTTTGCCTGACATTCCGCTTCGTCAGTTTCTAACAACAAACCCATATGGGCCTGGCCATATGTGGGTCAAGAAAAGATACATTGATCCTGTGCCAGCAGGCGAAGTAAAAACAAAGACCACAAATGTCTTCAATCCTAGGAAGGGGGAAAGAGAAGATATTGTCACTTCGCAGGTTCGGCTTTTTGGAAGTTACAAAGAAAACATCTATCTCGATCCGATCTATGTGGCCTCTCTTGAGAACATCAGCGACCCTAACAGAAGGAAGGCGTGGTTGTATGGTGATTGGGATATTGTGGCAGGCGGCGCGCTCGACGATGTATGGAAAACTGAAATTCATGTATTGCCAGATTTCAAAATTCCAAAAGAATGGAAAGTTGATAGAGCAATGGACTGGGGATCTTCTGCGCCGTTCTCGGTTGGATGGTATGCAGAAGCAGATGGCAATTCTGTGGAACTCCCTGATGGGCGGGAGTTTTGCCCCGTCAAAGGCTCGCTAATACGTTTTAACGAATGGTATGGATCGGAAAGTATCGGCGACAATCAAGGATTGAGATTGGGTTCTGACGAAGTGGCCGAAGGTATCATTTTGCGAGAAATGGCAATGCTGAAAAGAAAAGATTGCTTGAAGATTCCAGCGCCAGGCCCAGCAGATTCGGCAATTTATTCGACTGACGACAAGAGCCAAAAGACAATTGCGCAAGTGATGGATGACGAAGGGATAGAATGGACTAAAGTATCTAAAGGTCGAGGATCTCGAAAAGCAGGTCTTGAAATCATGCGTGTAATGTTGCGAAATTCGAAGACGAAGGAAGGGCCTGGTCTATACTTTACAAGAAGATCTCAATCTGCTATTAGTTTGCTGCCAATGCTTCCAAGAGATGAAAACGACCCTGATGACGTTGATACACTTGCAGAAGATCATGTGTATGATGAAATTAGGTATAAGTGCCAGGACGCTACTCAAAAATGGCCAGCACATCTCAAATTTGAATTTCCCAAATAATGAAAACTCTTGATATTCACAGCCCTAAAATTGATGCAAGACATCCTCACTATGAAGAGAGGTTACCCGACTGGGAAAGGATCAGCGATTGCATCGAAGGACAAAGAAAGATCAAAGAGCAGGGTATCAAATACCTTCCGAGACCTGGAGCCACAAGCGAGAGCGATGATCCTGAACGATACAACTCTTATAAACAGAGATCTGTATTTGTAAACTTTGTGGGAGAAACTCAAAAAAACTCTGTCGGGCAATGTTTTGCAATCCCTCCAGTCTTTTCTGGGCCTGAAGATCTTGAGCCTTACCTGTCTTCAATTGATGGCGCAGGAGTGACAGCAGAGCAGCAAAGCAAGTGCGCTCTTGGCATGGTATTGGCATTTTCAAGAGCTGGCATCTTCACAGATTATCCTGTGACTTCTGGAGTCACATCAAGGGCTGACGTTGAGTCTGGAAACATTGCGCCAAAGTCTATTTTGTATGACCCAAGGCAAATTATCAATTGGGACACTATTCAGAGAGGCGCTCGCACATTGCTTTCTTTTGTGATGATCGAAGAGCCATACGTTGATGAAGATGACGGATACAAAAAAGAGTTTGCGCTTCAATGGCGAGAACTTCGGCTTGAAGATGATCTCACTTATGTTGTTCGAATTTGGAGGCAGGGCGATGAAGGCTTTTTCGTTTTCTCGGAAGCTTACCCAACCGACAGCGCAGGACTTTATTTTGATGAAATTCCTTTCGATTTCATAGGAGCTGAAACAAATAATTCTCTTGTTGAGAAACCTCTTCTTTTAGATATCGCAGATCTGACAATCGCTCATTATGTAGACAGCGCAGACGATCAAGAATCTGTCCACATCACAGGCCAGGCAACTCCATGGGCTTCCGGCCTCTCTGCGGGTTGGATTGAAAACCAGATGAAAGGGAAACTTACACTTGGCAGCAGAGCTGTGATTCCTCTTCCTGAAGGTGGTTCTGTCGGTCTTTTGCAAGCGAGTCCTAACACGATGACAAAAGAATCTATGAAGCACAAGGAAGAGCTTATCGTGAAGCTTGGCGCGAAGATTGTCGAGAAGCAGGAAGTGGTTCAAACGGCAACTGAGAAGACTCTAACAGAAGCGAGTCGATCAAGCATTTTGTCGGGAGTTTGTTCAAATGTATCTCAAGCCTATGCTAGATCTTTGAGCTGGGCGACTCGTTTCATGGGTATTGAAAACTCAGGACAAGGCTATGAAAATGGCGCTTCTTATAGTCTCAATACAGAGTTTGCCGTTAATAGAATTTCATCCGAAGAACGCGCAGCAAATAGAGAAGATTACAATACCGGACTTATTGATTTCGAGGAAGCGCGAGACAATCTCAAATCGGGAGGAGTGGCATACAAGGAAGATGAAGATGTGAAAGATTATCATGAAGAGAAAGCGGATGCTGATTTCATGAAAGCGCAAGAAGCATTCGCCCAACAATCGAACAATCAAGTTGAGGAGTAATGGCGGACTCGATTTCAGATTTGGCGACAAGACAGCAGGTTTACCTTGAGAGGCTGAAAGCTGGTTTTGATAGAGATTTCGCAGGCGTTGCAGTGACGTTGCGCCGAAAGATTCGATCAGTTTTAAATCAACTTGAAATTGAGACTTTCGATGAATTAAGCCTGAGAGAACTGAACGTCTTACTTGTGGAATTAAGGAATGCGCATCTCTCAATAACTCTCCCTCATATGAAAGAGTTCATGAGCAGTCTTTCTGATATTGCCAGTTTTGCACAAGGTCTTGAAATCTCACAAGCTGCCACTCTTGCAACAGGCGCTTTGCCTGCTATCAAATTTGCAGAACCATCGGCAGGAGCTGCTTACAGGCGAGCATTGCGCCAACCATTACAAGCCACAGGTGACGTTCTGAAACCATTCGTTGAGAATTGGCCAAAGGCTGACAGTTTGAGATTAAACAAAGCTGTTAGGGTTGCCTGGTCACAAGGCAAACCGACTGCGCAAGTTGTTCGGGAGATTGTGGGAACCAAGAAGAATGATTTTCTAGATGGGCAAATTAATACATCGAAAAGACATGCTTCAACGACAATCCACACAGCTACGCAGCATGTAGCAGAATCTTCAAGGCAGGAAGTTTGGGAGAAGAACAGTAACCTTGTGAAAGGCTATCACTGGGTCGCGACTCTCGACAGAAGGACTACAAACCAATGTAAATCACTGGAAGAATTGTATGGTGTTGGGAAAGATTACTTCAAGCCAGGCCAAGGCCCATTGCCTCCGATACATCCGAATTGCAGATCTGCAACGGCACCTAAATTCGATAGTAAATATGATTTTTTGGATGAGGGCGCAACCCGCGCTAGTTCTGGAACTTCAAACAAAGAAGTTGATGCAAAGTTGACTTACTTTTCATGGTTGCAAAATCAGCCAGCAAAATTTCAAAACATCGCACTCGGAAAAGAAAGAGCGCAACTTTTCAGAAAAGGAGGACTGAGTGCAAAGAGATTTGCAGAACTAAATCTAGATAGAAATTTCAAACCTCTCACTCTTAAGGAAATGAAAAAAATTGCGCCTGAAGCTTTCAAAGCTGCGGGTTTATAAAAATCCACAAAGGAACCAAAAGAAAAAATGAAAATCAGCAAAGCAGATTATGAGACATTGCCCGAAGGCATGAAGGCAGCTTTCAATATTATTGATGGCACAGAGGAATATTCCAACAACGAGGAAGACGCAGGAGCTTTGAAAAATGCGCTTGAATCTGAAAAGGCAGCGAAGAAAAAAGCAGCTAAAGAACGCGACGAATTGAAAAGTTCTAACGATCTCAAAACGCAGGAAGCTATCGAAGAGGCTTTGAAAGAAGCTCGGGAAAAGGGAGATTTCGCAGCTATCGAAAAAGACTATCAAGCGAAGTTGGCAGCGGCAGAAGAGAAGATTAACCTGGCGACTGAAAGAGCAAACTCTCAACTTGTGGAGAACGCACAGGGGAAAATCATTGATGATCTTGGGAAAGTGTTTGTTGCTCCGACTGCGATGTCTTCTTATCTCAAGAGTAGATTGAAGACTCAAGTTGCAGAAGATGGCTCTGTCACAACTCGCGTTTTAGATCAATCTGGCAATCCGACAGCAGCATCAATTGATGATTTGAAAAAAGAAATTATTGACAATTCGGAGTTTAAAGCAATCTTGGCAGCAGGAAAAGGGTCTGGCGGCGGTGCCACAGGGTCAAAAGCTGGCGGCGAGTCCACAGTTAAAAAACTTTCTGAGATGGATGCAGACGAAACTCTGGCATTTAAAAGAGAGCAACCTGAACAATATGCCGCCCAACAAATTGATTGATTGGCGGCGTTGATTTAAAGAAATCAAACCTGAAAAAATAATACATCATGGCCACTGTACAAATCGCGGACATTTACGACCCGCTCCTATTCGCTCGATTCGCTCAAGAATCTGCAACTGAATTAAACGCATTCCTAAACTCTGGAATTGTCGTTAACGATGCTCTCATCGCGCAACAAGTTTCCGGCGGCGGGTCCACTCTGGAACTCCCACAGTTCAACGGATTGACCAACGACGAGCCTGACTATTCCTCTGACAATCCCGCGAGTTCTTCAACTCCTGCGAATGTTGATAGCAAGAAGCAGATTGCACGGGTTGCTCCTCGCAATAAGTCATGGTCAGTCATGAATCTCGCCAATGAACTCGCTCTCAATAAGCCTGTTTCAGCGATCACAACTCGCCAAGGAAAGTATTGGGCTGTTGATTACCAAAAGCGCGTTATCAATTCCATGCTTGGAATTCTTGCCGACAACGTAGCCAATGATTCAAGCGACATGCTGGAAACTACCTATAGCGATGTTGTAGGAGGTTCCATCACTGCTGCTATGAAAATCAGCGAAAACGCAGTAGTTGACGCAGCGCAAACTCTCGGTGATCACTCGACCAGCATTAGCGCAATTGCAATGCACTCGAAAGTTTATTCTGATATTCAGAAGCTGGGAGTTTTGAAAGATAACTTTGACCCTGCAACCAATGCAGTTCGTTACCAAACTTATCTTGGCTATCGTGTCATCATTGACGACGAAATGACTGTGACTGCTGGCAGCAACTCGCCAAAGTATACAACTATTCTCTTCGGTGCTGGATCTATTGGAACTGCGCCAGGACCAGTTGATATGCCTTCTGAACTTACCCGTGAAGCTCTTACGGGTGATGGTGGAGGACAGACAATTATCACAAGTCGAGTCAACGATGTGATCCATCCCTACGGATTCCAGAACCTTCTCGCAGGTTCTACCAAAGTTGCAAATAGCTACGCCGAACTTGCTACTGCTGCGCGATGGGATCGTGTTGTGGATCGCAAGAATGTGCCTATTGCATTTTTGGAAACCAACTAATCGCAAAGGTGATTTTTTAAGCCCACCTTTGCCCTGTGCAGGGTGGGCTTTTTAATTACAAATTAAAATCATGAACGAATTACCACTTGCAATTCTGAACCGATGCTCAAAAGGACTTTCCATCAAAGAAGCCATTGAAGAGCACAACAAGACAGCTTCCGATCCTTACGATCCCGAAGCAGTTCCTGAAGTTAAAGAGTCTACCACGATCAATGCGCTGGGCTTGCCTATTGGCGCTCCATCAGGTCGCGTTGAGTTGAAGAAGGCCCTTGTGGAGAACAAGGTTCAATTCCATCTTAAGGCCAAAACACCAGTGCTAGTCGATCTTTATAGAAGCGAAGTTCTCGGTGAATCTTCTGAGTAAAAAATCACAACTGATTCAATATGGCCCTAGTTTTAGAAGATGGTTCCCTTGTTGATGGGGCCAATTCATTTGTCTCAGTTGCAGAGGTTCGAGCATATGCCACCGCTCGGGCCTCTGATCTCAGCGCGTTTGCAGACGCTGCAATTGAAGCAGCAGCAATCAAAGCTGCAGACTATACGAAAGGGCTTCGTGATAGATTCAAAGGTGATGAAATTGTGATCGAACAAGCTCTGCCTTTTCCAAGAATCTATCTTGTGGTCAATGGTTTCGAGCTTCCATCTGATGAAGTTCCACAAGGTATCAAAGACGCAAACTGTCAACTTGCTATTGAATCGGCAAATGGCACAGACTTACAAGTAACGACACAAGGTCAAATTGTGACGAAGAAAAAGGTTGGTCCTTTGGAAACCACATTTTCAGATCGCAGTTCGGAAAGTGGAACGCAACTCTTTCACGCTGCTTCATCATTATTTGCGCCATACATGAGTGGATCTCCTGGCGCTCTTTCTTCAGTTAGAATCTGATGGCATTTAACTATACAGAGGCACAGCAGGACGCTTTCGATTTGATCGAAGAGTTTGGCTTTGAAATGCCAATAGTTCGATTCTCCTCAGACTACGATCCTGTCGAGGGTCTTGAGACAAACACAATTGCAGAAATTCAAAGCGCAACTGTGGTTAATCTTCCAGCTTCTTCTGGAACAATTCAAGCCTTTGACAACCGATTCAAGGAAGACTTTAAAAGCGGGAAGATTCGATTCTTTTATGTATCTGCAAAAAGTTTGGCGTTTGAACCAGGACCAGGCGACACTTTCATTTATGAAGATAAAGTCTGGGATATGGCTGGAACCACACCTCTCAATCCCGCAGGAATTCCTGTTCTTTACACAATGGCGGGTAGGATCAGTCAAAAGATAAATATCATTGAGTTGAGGGAGGCAGTTGCAAACCTTGAAGAAGTTTTCCCGAAAGACTGGTTGTTATGAGTTTTGGAATTGAAGTTGCTAAATGGGCGAGAGACTCGACTCAAGACATGGCGGAACTTCATCAACTCGCCATTCTTAAACTATTCTCTACCGTCATTCTGCAAACTCCTGTTGGCAATCCTGATAAATGGGAAAGCTTGTGGAAAGACAGCGAGGGGAGAGCAGTCAACCCGCCAGAAGGTTATATTGGAGGAAGACTTCGAGGTAATTGGCAGTTTTCATCTGATAGTCCAAAATCTGGTGAACTCGATGTGATAGATCCTGAAGGAAATAAAACTGTGGCCAACATGCAACAAATGGTCCTGGCGCTCAATTTCGAAAAAGACTTTGACGTTTTTTTAACGAACAATTTACCATATGCTTATCGTATCGAATACGGGGGCCACTCTAAACAAGCCCCTGAAGGAATGGTTCGAAAGAATCTCATTCGAATTTCAAACAATTTGAAAGCATAATTATGAACACAGATACAAATGTTAGAGGTGCGCTTATCAATGCTGCAAATGATTTTTTGACAGTTGGAGATCCTGTTCTTTTATCAAGTGCGATTGCTTGGGAAAATCGCAATTTGAAAGTTTTCCAAAATGTTGGAATGTGGGCTTCTGTATTTTACAGACCCAACACTCCAGAAGCTCGCACGATAGGAAGAGGCGGGATCGATGAACAAACAGGATTCTTGCAAATTGATTTCAACGCGCCTCAAGACAAAGGTGAAAGTGAGTTAAACAAATGGGAGAACAAGGGAAGAGAATACTTCTCAGCAGGCAATAGGTTTTCTCTCGAATCAACCTCTGTCCTTGTCATAAGCGTCGGAATGACTCAAGGTAGACGAGTTGAAAATAATTTTCGAAAGTCTCTGGAAATAGCTTTCAAAGCTCAATTAAAAAGACAACCAAACATATAGAAAAAAATCATGAGTGAAGCATCAGCCCACAAACTCGCCTATGTGGTCGAATCGACCAGAGGCACAATTCCGACAGATCCTAGATTTAGATATCTACCCGACACAAGGACAACTCTGGCACTTACCAAAGAGACACTTGCAACTGAGCGACTGACAGGTAGCAGATTCCCCGCAGAACCTAGAACGGGCGCAAGTCTTGTGGGAGGTGATATTCCTGCGGATCTATCAAGTCAGACTTACGACGACTTCATCGCTTCTGCACTGCAAGGCACATGGGTTGATGATGCGGGGGCGGGGCCTGACACTTTTGACATACGGGTTGAAGGTGTTACTTCGGCTTTCGCTACCATTGGGGATTCTTTTGCAACCACCAGCGGGACGGTAGAAATTGAAAGTATTGATTCCAAAGCGCAAAAGGTTGTTTTGCTTTACCTTGAAGGGTCCAACCCACCCGTCAGCTATACACTGAACGGCGTAATTGTGGGGGCTGCAATTGCAACAATTGACGGGGACGAATTTGTTGCCATGGCATATCAAGATGTCCTTCAGAGTGCAACCGCCGTTGCTGGTGATACTCGCAAATCGTTCTCAATCATTCGCGAGTTTTCAGACTTTGACGGAGGTGAACCCTTCCTCGTTTACTCAGGTTGTGAAGTATCATCTTGGAATTTGAGTGCATCGGCTAACGGATTGGCAAAGTCAAATTTCACCTTCTTCGGTCGCGATATGGTGGGACCATCGGCAGCAGCTCCCACAAATACAAGCTATGCACCTGCTCTTGATACTGAGCCATTTGATACTTTCAGTGGAACAATGGAGATTGACGGCGTGGCGGGTTGCCTGGTTACAGATTACAATCTTACTGTGAATAACGGGCACGCTGCAAAATATGCAGTTGGTTGCTCCACATCTTCCGACCCGATGGTAGGACAATCGCTTATCGATGGTTCCATCACAGTCTATTTCGAAGATGCTGTCATTTATTCAAAGTTCGTCGATGAGGAGACTTTGACACTCAAATTGACTCTTGAAGATTCCGACGGTGATCAAATGATAATCTATCTTCCAAATCTGAAAATTGGTTCAGGAACTCAGCCTGATGTGACTGGCGATGGATCAATCACTATCCCAATCAATTTCACCGCTCACAAAGATGATACTTTGGGCAGTCACATTTCAGTCCAGAGAATTCGCCCAGTCTAACAACAAATAAAAAAAAAGGAACCATGCAAAAAGAAACACCTATTGAAGCGCCTTTCGAGGCTTTCAATATTGTAAATAAATCCGAAGAGGGCGTAGAGATGGCACTCTACTTACCTAATGGTCAAAAGACAAAAAATTGGCTACGCCTTCGAGGAGTCAATTCCCCATCGTTCGAATCTGCTGTCGGAGTTGCTGACAGAGAGCAGCTTGAGCTTGTGGGCAAAGAAAGCAAAATGAGTCCTGAAGACTTCACCGCTGGTAGAAGAGATATCACAAGGCGCATGCTGGCTTCTTTGGTTGTCGGTTGGTCACAGAAAGACAAACCCTGCACTGTCGATAACGTCATTGAATTTTTCAAAGGCGCTCCGCAGATCCAACGGGAAGTTGATAACTTTGCAACGCAAGATCGGCACTTCGGTGATGATTCTTTTATCAAGCCGCCAACGAGTTAATACCCTATGCTAAACGAGTATTTTGGTTGTCAAAACCTGTTGGCGGGGATTCAAAAATAACGAACAAAGAGAGTTTTGATAGAGCTGCGAAACAACTCAAAAAAGATCCTCTTGCTTTATATGATCTCCCCAAAATAAAACCCGAATATCTCTATTTGCTCAAATGGTTCCATCAATTAAAATCAGACGGGCCTTTGAAATTTTCAGAGATTGAGAGCTGGTCGAGACTCACAAACAAATCCCCCAATTGCAAAGAGATTGATATTTTGATGCGCTTGGATTCTGTATTCATAGAAGCCCAAAACAATGCCTGAGAAAACTAGCCTGGTTTTAAACGTAAAGTCTGATTCAATCGAGAAGGCTTCTGATAGACTTGATAAACTTACTAAAGTTTCAAAGGACAATGAGAGGGCCACAGATGCTTTAACAAGGTCTAAAGATTCTCTTGCAAAAGCGGAACTTGAATCAGCAAAAGCGGAGATAAAGTCTGCTACTGCGCTTGTGAAATCTGCCAAAAGTTCAAAAGAACTTACAGCGGCAAAGTTGAAATTAACCAGAGCCGAAGTTAGGGCAGCTAAAGCAACCAAAAACCTTACAGAATCGCAACTGAGGCAGACCAAAACTGAAAAAGCAGCCACAGAAGCAACTAAAAGAAATACAAGAGCCAATGATAAAAACTCTAAAAGTCATAGCAAATTGGCTTTTCAGGTGGGCCTTGTCTCTTCGGCTTTGTTAGCGATCAAAGGATCTGTTGCAGCGGCATCAGAATTGGAGACTCTTGAAATATCGCTTGTTAGCGTCACGGGAAGTGCTGCGGCAGCGAAAGCAACCCTGGCAGACTTAACAAATTTCACTGCAAAAACCCCTTTCCAACTTGAAGGAGTTGCGGCAGCGGCAAAGCAATTAATCACGGCAAAAGGATCAACCCAAGGACTCAAGGAGGAATTGAAGTTACTAGGCGATCTATCTGCAACTGTGGGAGTACCTATTCAAGAGCTTGCAGCGATCTATGTAAAAGCATTCAACAAAGGGAAAGTTCAAGCCGAAGAACTGAACCAGATCTCTGAAAGAGGAATTCCTATTATTAGACTCCTGGCTGAAGAATACGGCATTACATCAGCGGAAGTTTTCAAACTTGGCGAGCAAGGAAAGATATCGTTCACCGATCTTCAGAAAGTTCTTCGCAAGACAGGAGAAGAGGGCGGTCTTGCTTTTGGCGCAATGGAGCGCCAAAGCGAAACTTTCAACGGTTCTGTTTCGACCCTGAAAGACAACATCAAATTGACTGCTGGCGCTATCGGAACTCTGATAATTGAGTCAGCCAAACTTAAAGAAATCGCTAAAGGAACTGCTGAAATATTGGAAGCGTTCCGAGTTGGCCTTGAATTGTTACAAGGGACCAAACTAAAAGAGTCTCTAGAAGAAAATGTATCTGTTCTTCAAAAATACAATGATTCTACAAAGTCCACTGCGGAACTTGTGGCAAGAGAGCTTGATGCAAGGCAAAAGGTAAAATCATTAACAGAACAGAGGGAAGCGGCGCAATTAAAACACCTTGAAAATTTAAAATTGTATCGAGAATCTCAAGGCAAATTTAGTGCACAAGAATTTGATAAATCATTAAAGATTCTTAAAAATTTAAGAGACAGGCAGGTTTTAGAGGTTGAAAATCAAAATGTTTTAATCAGAAAACTCAATCTTCACGATCAAGAACTTAGAAAGCAGGAAGAGACATTACAACTTTCTCAAAGATACAGAAGCGAGATAGAATTCATCAATCTCAAATATCAACTTGCGTTTGGGTCGTCGAAAGAATTGACAGAAGAGGACAAGCGTAGACTTGGCTTCCTGGTTCAACAAGTCGATGCCTTGAGTGGTCAGGTGAAACAATATCAAAACATCGCTGCCGCTGCAAAAGTTGCTGCTAATTTGTCTGATATTGTGAGCAGTGCAGCAGGTAAAGCATTCTCAAGCCTTGAGTCAGATTTACAAACGCAGGAAGAGAGAATCGGCTCAAATTTCAGAAAGCAAATTTCCAACATCGACGCATATTCCAAAGCATTGAAAGAGGCCGGATTAACTGATGAGGCTGAACTTGCCAGGATTGCACAGGCTCGCAATCGAGCTGTAAGCGGTAGAGATAAAGCTCTTGAAAGTTTGAAGCCAAAGGAAGCTATCAAAGCAGCTTCTAAAGGCACTCCTGTTACAAGAGGTTCACGTTCACCTTCTCCTTCTGGCGCTTCCGGTCCTTCTGAATTTGAAATTCTCAGAAGTGAACTGTTGAACTCTGAAGCAGCAATTGAAGCTAGCTATTTGAAGCGCCTTGATCTTGTTAGAAATAACACTGCTGCGGGATCTGATCTTAGAGCTGAATTGACGAGAAAGATTGAGAGCGAGCGAGACGAAGAAACCTCAGCTTACAGAGACAATTTGATCAATCGATCTTCCATCTATGAAAGATCTCTTGAGGATAGTCTGGTCAAATTGCAAACCTTCTATGATCGAAGAAGACAGTTGATCATGGAAAATGAAAGTCTCACAGAGAATGAGAAGATTGCTCTTGAGGAAAGGCTTAATAACGAGCAGGCGCAGACGAGAAAAAGAATAAGACAAGTTCGAACATCAGAAGAACTAAGCGCACAAGCTGAACTCTTGGGAGGTTTAAGCGATCTTGCTTCACAGTTTGGAAAAAAAGGCGCTAAGGTTGCAAAGGCTTTGGCAATATCGCAAGCCACAATCAACGCCTATTTGGGCTTCTCAAATGCTCTTGCCGATCCCACGCCGATGCCAACTCCAGTCAGATTTGCTTTGGCTGGAGCGTCTCTCGCAACTGGTCTTGCTAATGTGATTTCGATTAGCTCTCAAAGCGCAGGCAACTACGCTTCTGGAGGCATTCTAGGAGGCCCATCAGGATCAGGTGATTCTGTGAGCTTCAACGGCAACCGAGGCGAGGCAATCATCAATTTCGAGCAGCAAAGGAGACTCTTGAATATTGCTAATGGTGCTGCTGTGGCAGGTAGCGGTGGGAATGGTAATATCACAATTATCAACCAAACCTCTTCAGAGTTTGGAGATGTCGAACAATCAAGAAATTCGGCAGGGGAAAGGATCTTATTGATCAAAGAAGCGGTGAAACAAACAAAAGCGGAGATAGCTAATGAGGCAGATACTGGTGTTGGAATTGTGGTTCCAGCCTTGCAACGAAACGGTTTATTACGTAGAAGGGGTTCAGCGTAATGTTTACTTGGCCTGAAAATATTCTCCCGCTTCCATCACATGATTTTGATGTGCAAGCAGATTTTTCGAATGCTAGGTCGAAAATGGACTCTGGCAGAATACGTCAAAGACCAAGATACACAAAAGAGTTAGAACTTTCTTCAGTTCGTTTTGACTTGGACAAGCCGCAGTATTCTTTCTTCAAAGCGGTATGGGTTCACGAAATTAGCCAAGGAACCGATTGGTTTACAATGCGCCTTCCTTTGGCAGATGGGGAGACCCTGACACTTTCAGAAGTTCGATTTAACTCTGACTATGTGGCAAAACATAGAGCGAGTGAAAACTGGGATATCTCAGCGACTATAGAGTACAGAGACCCTGCCAGCATATCAGAGAATGCGTTAGCTGTACATATTATTTATGGCGAAGACCCCCAGCAATTTCAAGATGAGGTTGCACAATTGCAAACTATATTTCCCAAAGATTGGGAGCTTTAAAAACTAAACAAAAAGATACAATGCCAACCTTACAAGAATCAATCGATGCTTTAGATGTTGAAGTTCAAGCGATTGAAGATGTCGTGAATGGACCTTCAAGCGGTGCAGGTTCCGAAGTCGCTCTATCAGGAGGAGGAACTCAAGACACCCTCGCCAAAATGTCACTTCAATTTACCCCGGCGGATGATTATTCCGCCGCTGTACAAGCACTTGTAGACGCTCATGAAATCGCGAACCCCACAGTTACCGCAGCAGCACTACAGCAGATCGGCTGGTCTCTCACCGAACTAGAGGACGGCGGCATTCTTGATGAGATGGTCGATGGAGCTTGTCTCCGTCATGGTTTCAACGTCAACGCAACTCCTGGAACTCCCCCTATCTCCATTCGAGGGACGACCGGGGTGGCCCGTGGTGCAGTTCCAACGGGTCCCGATGGTGCAGTATTTACCGCTGACACAGCAAACACAATCAGCTTCGATGTCGCAAGTCAGTCGGCTCTCACTCTCGCAGGGGATTTCCGCTATTCGGAGGATGCTGTTTCCCTTTCAACGCCTTTTGGCATAGCAACCACAACTGGGACAGGCGACTCGGGACTTCTTTTGGTCGGGCAAGCCCCACCCAACCGTGGTAAAATTTTTACATCCGACTCAGGAGTATCATTCAACTCCGTCGACATAGGAGATCTAGAAACAGCCGTCAGTGTCCATATTTACAACCATAATGACACTATTTGCTCCTACTCTACCGACAACGCCGCCGCTCCTAATGTCAAGGCATGGGTGAATGGAATCCCAATTATTGACGATTCTACTGTGGGACTGGAACAGGCTACGTCAAACCTCGATAGGGTCACTATTGGTGCGCAAAACACTACGGGATCGACTCACGCGCTCCCTATGATGGGGACTGTTGCTTCATTCTTCGTTTTTGATCGCGTGCTAACAGATGAAGAAAACAAAACCCTAGCAAAAGCACTCCGTCATTTGGACCCTCGGAAGAAAAACATTATCATCACTGGCGACTCCCGGTCTTGCCAAATCACTAGTGACATCGCTCGACGTGTCGATAATTGGCCTTATAAATACGTCAGTAACCCTCACTTGAGGAGGGAAGCTCGCCTTTGCAATGTTGCTAAAAGTGGCTGGACCGCTGTTGCTATGAGGGATAATTGGGACGAGCGAACGGACCACCTCGGCGTGAATGGGACCAGTATCACAGAGGCGGCACAGCTAATATGGACTGGCGCGAACGATTGGCAAGTGGGGCCCGATGGACCTAGTCCACCACCAACTTACACAGGTTCCACCATTTGGGGGTATGTCAAAACCATCATGGAAAATGGAAGGGAGCTCGGGATGCGAAACATCCTCTTCACCGACCCAGAAGGTGGGACCACTTACTCGGCCACGAAAGAGGCCAATCGTGTAGCTTACAACGCTCTGGTCCGCACTGGGTCTCAATACTGGGATACCCTCTTCGAGCTAGATGCCGCAACTGGAACTTATCGTGATGTCCGGCTATGGGTTGACCAAGTGCATCTTAACGACTCGGGGAATGAGGAGTTATCAAAGCTTTTATTGAATGGTGGTCTTGGGACATTCCCTCCGAAGGTTAACAGAGTTGTTTTAAACTCCGACTTAGTAATCAATAACACCACAACATTAAGATCTGCTTCAACGATTTTCCCGGCGATTGATCCGACTGAGGAGGGATTCGACGATTTCGGATTCTGGGTTGGCGCAAATGAAACAATCACAGCTACTGCTATACTGAAAGTTTCTCACCTTACAAATCCGACTAGTCTTAAGGTCGGTTTCAGTGGTCCGACTGGATCTACTATCCTCGGATCGGGAGAGACGAAGAACGTAGGCGGCACTGGTCGTTATGGCTACGCGGAGGACAACGCAGTCCCTGCTGCTGCCCTTGTTATTCTGAATGCACCGGGCGCGGATTCTGGGTCAATAGCCACACTTCAGTTTCATATTGAGAATGGAGCGACAGCAGGGTGGTTTGAACTTCAGTTTGCTCAACACGCAGCCGACGTTAACGACCTAACCATTCACGCCGGAAGTGCAATTTTCCCCAATCACTTAAAATAGAATCATGAACCGACTAGCTCAAGAATCAACCTGGCGAGGACTCATCACCATTGCTGCTGCATGCGGTGCGGTGATCAGTCCTGATCTCGCAGAGTCCATCATCGCGGTAGCACTAGCTCTCGTCGGTCTCATTAATATCGCCAAAAAAGATTAGTATGAAAACACTCCTCGCCCTCTCCACTATCCTCCTCACTTCCTGCGGGTCACAGATCAATGACAAACAAGTTGATGCTGTCGGAGAAATTGTGAAATACGTTATTTATGCCACAAAGTGAAATATGAAAGATTGACCCTTAATCACTTTGTGATAGAAAAAGACGTTCTGCATGTTCTTACATGTTCTCCCTAAAGTGATCGAAACCCTCTAGCCTTGACAGCTAGGGGGTTTCTTTATTCAATGAAGTTCATGGGAGGATTTTCAGACACTGGCAAAAAATACGAAAATCAAAAAGCTTTGATAAAAGAGCTTCGGGAGATGGAAAAATCTCCTTTTGATTATTCCTTAAAAGGCGTTTGCATACATCACACAGGGTTCCCAAATCTCGCAATGAGAGAGGGAGGATTCAACGAGAGATTGATGGGATTTCTCAAAGAATATTACAGTGAAGAAAAGGGTTGGTCAGCAGCGCCTCATTTATTCATAGATGACAAAAGAGGATGGGGACTCACACCCCTTAACAATAAAGGAGTTCACGCCATAAGTTTCAACAGTGAGTATTTAGGTTTTGAACTCCTTGGAAACTATGACAAGGACGATGATCATTTGAGCGGCAGAGGTTCCGATGTGTGGGATATGGGAGTTCTCTTCACTGCTGCCGTTCTTTACGTCAAAGGCTTTGAAGCAAATGATTCATCAATAAAGTTTCATCGTGAGTGTACCAGAACGAACAAAACTTGCCCTGGTGAAAAGGTATCAAAGTCTTGGTTCATCGATAAGGTAGCAGTTGAGTTGAAAAGGTTGCGCAGTTTTGTTGCAGAGAAAAAAGAAACCACTGTTGCAAAATCTGACAGGCTTGCCGCAGTTGAATATCAACTCGATTCGATGTATCGAGAAAATGCTTATGGCATGGATGAAAGCTCTCGAGATGAATTCAAAACAAGATGCTATCACGTTATCTGGCAAGTTAAACAACTCTTAAAATAATGCCCAACGAATCACTAGAGCTTGCCATGCAAGAGGTCTATGCTCTCGCGCCAAATGATAGAGTTGTTCTTGTGACACTTCAGCTTTCACATCCTGCTTTGACAGAAACCATTTACATGGTTCAGGATAGGGTCGCGCAAAATTTTACACTTGAGACTGGCGAGACCGTTGAGTTTGAACCAGTCCCTTTTCGCCTCACGCCTCCGACATCTGGAGAGGATGGATTGCAAGAATTGAACATCGCAATTGATAACGTAGACAGGCGAATATCTGACTTCCTCGAACTTGTGGAAAGTGAAAGAGCGCCTGTTGTGATGACATACAGGCCTTATCTATCAGATGATCCTTCAAAGCCACAACTTGACCCCCCGCTTGTCTTGAGCCTAACTGACGTTAAAATAAACGTCTTTGAAGTTGCGGGTAAAGCGAGCTTTTCAAATATCACAAATCTCAAAAACTTGACTGAGTATTATGACAGACGGCGCTTTCCTGGATTGGGTGGTTGATATAATCGGAAGGCCTTACAAGGTGGGAGGAAGAGGACCAAGCTCTTTTGATTGTTGGGGCGTAGTTCGATATTTCTATTGGCGGCAATTTAAAATATCTTTGCCACTGTATCAAAACGAAAACCCATTCAACACAAAACGAGTGGGTGAATTGATGACAGAGGCAGAGCATAGCAGCGACTGGGAGGAAGTTGCAGAAGTTCGTCACGGCGATGTTGTGGCAATGAGCAGATCTAGAGTCTTCCATCATGTCGGTGTTTGGTTGGACATCGACGGAGGCTTGTGCTTACATGCCTTGGACGGGCAATCTGTGGTTGCCCAGAATATGCAACGTATCAAAAGCGAGCAATTCAAACGCATTTCTTTCTTCCGTTATGATAAGGGCTTATAAGATAACAAACCCCTGCAACCCTGGTGACGGGGTTGAAAAAACAGAACATGAAGACGGGTGTTCTATTTTAGATCTTGGCGATTATATCGACGAGCCTTGGCTTTGTATTGCATACATCGACGGGAAAAGATATTGCCCTTTGCGCCATGAATGGGAAGAGACGAAATTGAAAGATGGTGATTTCGTTTACTTTATGCCTCACGTTGGAGAATCAATAAGCTTTTTCATCTTTGCTCTGTTGCTTGTAACTGCGGTTGTCGTTGCGCTTTCCATCATTCCTCCAACGGTAGCAGACACGCCAGAACCTGATCCTGTTTTCGATCTCAAAGGTCAAAAGAATCAAATCAGATTAGGCAACCCCATAGAAGACGGATATGGGCTTGTGCGATTGTGGCCCAGTTACGCCACAAGACCATACAATCAATTTTACGGCAATGATCAGTTTCAGTTTCAGCTCTTTTGCCTTGGTCATGGTTCATGGGACATTGACGCAGTTAGGATTGAAGACACTGCAATTGATAATTTCCAGGAAGTCACATATGAGATTTACGAACCTTATCAACAGGTAACTCTATTTCCTGACAATGTGGAAACATCTGTTGAGGTTGGACAGATCGAACTTCTGGGAGCAAATGAAATTGAGCTTCCCGAAGTCCTTGAGCATACAGGCCCATTTGTGGCCAACAGTGCTAACACATTGACCGCTCGTTTAGAAGTTGATGTTGTGCTTCCACAAGGCGCTTACAGCTCAAATGATGACGGAGGATTCAACCCTCTAACTGTCGAAGCTCTTTTTGAATATCGATTGATTGACATCAACGATGACCCAGAAGTTCCTGATGGAATTGGAGAAACCTTCTATGTCAGAACAATTTTTGAGACAAGAAACCTACAAGAAGTTGGCTCGCCTTGGACTGCAATATCAAACGTCTTTGTTGAGCAGGCTCACACAGAAGCGCACCAAACTGTCATCTATGGAGACATCACGCCAGGTGGCCCTGTGCAGGCGCGAAAGACAGAAATCTTTTATATCTATGAAGGAAGTGGATGGGACATCTTGTCTTTGTTTAACGAGACTTTTGCCACAAATACGCCACAAAGAATCACTCTTTCAAAAGAGGTTCCTGAAGGTCGTTATGAAGTTCGAGCGATTAGAACAAATGATGCAAGCGAATCTCTAAGGGATTCCGACAAAATACAATGGGTTGGCATGCGAGCATTTCTTGCATCAAAAAGCGTTTACGGTGATGTGACAATGCTGGCGATTCGTTCGAGAGCAACGAACAATCTCAACGACAAATCGAGCAACAGAGTAAACGTCGTTGGAACTCGAAAGCTTCCAGTTTGGGATTCCGAAACGAAAACCCTAGGCGCTTATGACGACATAGAAAACAGAGTTGCAACAAGATCTCACATCTGGGCAATGGTAAACATTCTGCGCAATAAATACGGCGCAAACTTGGCAGATGAATTTATCGATTTGGAATTTCTAGCAGATGAGGCAACACAAGGCGTTTCTGATGGTATCTTTTTCGATTGGATTTATGATCAAAGATCTACTGTCTGGGAAGATATCAAGCTTCCTTGTTTTGTTGCCAAATCAATCCCGATGCTCAACGGGTCTCGAATCTCTTTGGTAAGGGACAAGCCTGCTACACTTCCAACTTTTTTCATCAACCCTGAAAACACTGTTGAAAATAGTTTCGTGCTTGAGAAAAAACTTTTTGAGCTTCGGGAAAATGATGGTTTGGAAATTGAATATACAGACCCCGATACCTGGAAACCTGAAATTGTAGAGTGTCTATTGTCTGGAAGTGATGGTTTGAATTTGAAAAAATTGAAACTGCAAGGGATCACAGACAGGCAACGCGCATACGATCTTGGCATGTATCTTTGGACAAAAGAAACCTATGAAAGATCGCAGGTTAAAATCACCACAGGATTGGAAGGTTACATCCCTTCGTATGGTGATCTGGGCAGAATCGGTTCTGATGTTCCCAGATGGGGGCAATCTGGTTTTGTAATTTCAATTGATGGTTTCAATGTAACCTTGTCGGAGCCTGTGGAATTCACAGAAGGGGAAATTCATCAACTTGCTATCAGAGGGCGTTACGGGCAGGACTTGGGACCATACACAGTGACAGCAGGCGCAACGTCTTCAGAAGTTGTTTTGTCTGGTTCAATTGATTCTTCAAATATCTATTTTGATCCAAATTCAGAACCCCCTTATTATTTATTCGGAGTGTCTGACAGGGTTGGAACAGTTTGCAGGATTGCCAAACTAGACCCATCAGATAGCGAGCAAGTGGCTATCACAGCTATCGTTGACGATCAGAGAAGATTCACCGATTACGGAACAGCGCCTGCTTTGAATCAACCAACAAAAGCGCCAGTTATACCTGATGCGCCCGTAGTCTCTTCAATCGAAGTTTTCCCAATTCCAAATATCACAGAATTTGTTTCGGTCTTGTGGGAACCTGCCTATGGCGCTCTCTCTTATATATTGGAGCAATCGACAGAGGCGTTATCTGGTC